CCCCGGAGGACTTACGTCCTCGGGAGGCACGCGACTGGACCCCGTTATAATTTCTTATAACTTTTACCAGTCGTCCTTATGGATTCGCACCCATAAGGTAAGCCTTCGACTAAGGAAGCTGTCACTCGTAGACAGATCCAAGATTAACATATGTTACCTCATTTGAGGATACATACGTAAAATCTCGAATCTCTCTCGTAGGCGCTTCCCGATAACGAATGACGCTGTCGCAACGACATGATCTCCTCTTCTTACGAAGATTTGATCACTCATCGGTTGAGTCATTGCCCTTAGTAATAGGGGCCAATCCTCTCCCTTTGTGTCGATACGACGTGCCAAACGTTTCTAATCCATAAACCCTTCTTCGACAAGTCCATAGACTTGAAGATTTGGGAGTGCATAGATTAGGTCGTAGGCAACAGGATGTGCTTCGCCAATTCCTGTTAAGTATAATAAGCAATTTTCTGCGGAAACCCCTAGGGATTTTCCAGATTTGCCATTATCATTTTCAGGGTTTGACTCAGCGAAACTTTCAACCATCGCATTGGATAAGAGTCCATTGGACTCAGATTCAGTGAGAGGAGGAGAAAGAGGGAGATCTAATAGCCTGGCTATCTCATTTACTGAGATATCAGCCTTGAGGGCTCCCCTCATGGTTTTAATCATGAGCTCGCTGATTGAGCTAGTCTAACGAGCGGCACCGACCCTTTTGGATCGGTAGCCCATTAGATGCTCATAGAAGTCACATACTGCAGCGGGGGTACCTTTAACACTAATCCAGCCCTTATGCCCTGCATCTATAAGATAGTTAGTAAATAGGTAAGACCTATTAGTAACTTCTGATAGACCGGAAATTGGGAATGGAGATATCTCCTCACCTTTGTAAAAGAGTCGCTTTGCGAACTCTCCCACAAAAGTAGAAGAAAAAGTCTTTTCAGACGATACTTCCACTCCTAAGGCCTTAATTCGTGTTCGGTAGGCACTAGCTAGTTGGTCGTCCCCAATCATTACATCATCGCCAAGCATAACATATTTTGCTTGATCCCAAGGGATCTTGCAATCCATGCATGATTGGTACATGACAAAATGATGGGCAAGTGTCGTGGTAGCCCATGATGAATAGGCACCCATAGGAGTCCCTGTAGCGTATAAAATATACCCTATAGCGGAATCAAATGGAAGACCTATCATTACGAACTCCCACGCACTTACGAACCAACCAGGTAGTACTCCTCTAAGGACAATACCAACAAACTTGATCGGAAATCTATCAGTAAAGGCCGAAAGGTCGATACTGTGGAAAACTGGCCAAGATGTGATCTTATCCTTAAAGGAACCCTGATCAAATGTACAGTCCTGAGGAATTTTCTTCTAGAC